ACTTTTCTTCATTAAGACTCTTATGTACATGACTCATTATTTCTTTTGAATGAGGATGTAGAGATTTAGGAAGACCAGCTTTGAATGACTTATGATCACCATTCTTTGCATGCTCCCTCATCTTTGTACCAGAAACACCTTCTGTACCTGATGAGTCAGGATCTCTATGTCCTGCACTTTTTACTTTAATGCTTTTGTAGTTGTAGTGACCGTGTGGTCCTTCTTTACCGTTATACGTATGGAGTAGTTTATGCATTCCCTCCACACGGTCACTACCGACGACCATCGTGAGATGTGTGTGGCCAGCTGAATGTAATTTTGATGCTTGATGGAGAACAGATGGATGAGTTTTGTCAGACGAAGAGACTTTTACACCTTTAGGTGCAACCTTCTTCACATATCCAACTTTATGCTCTACTGGAAGAGGATTCTTTTTCTTATCTTTTTCATGAGAATGCGACACAATAACATGAGCAGAGGCACCTTGAGCCTTTGCTTCTTTGTGTACGGCGTGTATTAATTTTTCGTGACCCGTGGTAGGTGGATTCATCCTACCATAAGTCATAACAACTTTACTCATCCAGGTTTTCCTTAGACTATACTGGTTACTGTTTTATTTATATTATACTGGGGTTGGGCCAGATATTGGTTCATAGAAAAAGGGAAGAATTTGTACTGATGCTTCTGCATCGTAATAACCAGCTGCTGTCAGCAACTCAACTCTCTTAGCATCTCTTTCAGCTTTTTTGGTAGCATTTGCAAACTGTACAGTAATAATACCTTCACCACCTTCTACTGACCATACAATGCTCTCAGTATATTCTGCCAAAGCATCGTGTAGTTTTGTAGAAACACCGGCATCATTATTATACGAATGATTAGCTTTTACCCATGCTTGAACTTCTGGCAAGTTTGCCCAGACATGATCAGGATCATCTCTCCTGACCAATTTTAACTTGTATGCAACAGACATTCATCTATTCCTTTGCAGCTTGCCAGGCAGCAACAGCTTCATTCCATAAATCGGAATTTCCAGCTTCTTGGTAAAGAACATATGCTAGCCTAACTGCATCTCTACCAGCTACTGGATGCTCAAAAGTGTCGTCTGCTTCAATTTGTCTTTCTGCAACAGGTAACATTGCATCACGAATGTCATCATGCATTGCACTTACTGGTATACTCATAATTATCTCCTATTAAATATAAATTTGACGTCATACTTATTTATAAGAGATAATATCTTTACTTCCAAGGTAATTGGTCTTCTAGTGCATATTGGGCGCATTCAATCCATTCTCGATCGTCTTCACCCACTATTACCCACATTTTCTTAATCCAGGCCATTTGATCTTCAATGGTATCTTTGTATTGAGGATCAAGATGATCACCCTTAATAAAATGATTTTCAAGCACGTTCATTTTATCGAAGACAACATCCCTTAGACTTACTTTTTCTTCTTTATCTGTCAAAGTCCTAACACCCTAACTGCTGACTCTAAACCTTTGCTAGGTTTGTAACGGTTTCTAAAATAGTCTTCTAGTTGTTCCATATAGAATGAAACATCTCCTTCTGTTTCTTCTTTAGCTTGTTGAAACAGATTAACTAAGGATCTAGTATCAATACGATCAGGACCATCCATTGGTCCTGCACTATGTGTTTTACCACGGCGCTGATGCATTGTGGATAGCCTCCAAGTTAAGTTTAGCATCTCTTATAGTATAGCACCTAAACGACTGGTGGTCAAGGTATGTAGCCAGGTATTTTTTTGCCCCACGACGTTCAGAGGGGGCCACTGTACATACTCGTTCTTCTTCCATAGCTCTGTTGAAAGCATAACCTTCATAAAACATCCACCCATGATCATGCCTTTTTCTAATCCACCTTATGTGACTCATAATATCTCCATGTTATGAATATTTGTATCATTCTCGTTTCCAGCGAGTCTCAATGCATTATTCTTTGCATATTTAGAATCACCAGAGTGCTTATACGATTCCATAAAAAAGTAAACGTATTGCTCTACACATTTTTGTTTCTTAGCTGTACGCCATCCGTCAAGAAAATCTTGAGACTGGGGATAAAGTTCCATTTTTTACTCCTGACCAAGACCAATCTATTATAAATAAGTTTGTAGAATGAGTCAACCCTAACATGAGTTTTAAATGACTGTTATTCCTAAAACCCTTCACCCCAGAAAAAAGGCCTGATATCTTGATTGATACCAGGCCTTTATCAATTTCCGCAGAGATATGGATAGGACGAACCCCACGTGTGTTCCTATCAATTCCGAGAGTCTATTGACACTTGCCGCTAGAGATCTGTCCCCACAGCTCTAACATACCTCGGCATCTTTATTTATAACTTCTACAGGTGGGTGTACGAAAAAAGATGGCGTACACCCATCAAACCCTCCCCCTAAATTCATATGGCTGCTAAGACGATATGCAATATCTTTTGATGTTGATGTAGCTATTATTGTAATGATGTTGTCGTTGGTTTCAATGATATTATAAAACTTGCCTGACTTTCTTACCTTATATGAACTCATTAAATTTTTCCTTCATGTTTTGAGATATTTCAGTATTATCAAACACGTTATCATCGATTAGATCATCTTGAGCTGATTGCTCTACATTATACAGCGTCATCTTAGCCATATCACATCCAACAATAAACTTACGATTTAAGCTAGGATCTGAGTATCTATTCTTCAACTGTTTAACTACCATTTGTCCGAGGTCTTTGAGTTCGTCCGTGCTAATAAGTGCAAACATGAGATCAGCAGTGGCCGGCAAACCGAAGCTCTCGCTGGTGTCTTCAAGGCCCACATCACTATTCGTGTAACCTGATCTTGTGGTTTGTGTTGCAGAGACGATTGGCACGTTGTATTCAACAGCGAGGCCTGGTAGCTCTTCTGCAATCGATTTAACATACGTATACGAATTGATTGAACCACCTTGTTTCATCCTCGAACTCATCATAATATTCAAATAATCTACGTATATAATATCAGGTATAAAAGATTTCTTAATCTTTAACTCATTAAGTAGATATCTTATATGGTTTACATTAGCACCTGTAGTCGGATATTCTTTGACAACAATCTTACCCATATAGTTTGTTTTTAATCGAGCAATCTTCTTTTCATAAACATCTTCAGGTAATTCGTGTACCTCATCAATTGACATTCCCATAAGATTAGCATCAATACGTTCAGCAATCTTTTCTTCTGCCATCTCCATTGTTACATAGAGCACATTTTTATTATCTCTAAGGTTAGCAGAAGCACAGTGACACATAAACATGCTTTTACCAACCCCAGTCCCAGCCATGGCAATATTGAGTGTTTTCTTTGATAGTCCTCCTTTCGTTGCTTCATTAAGGAGGTCAATATCGAAGGGTACTTTGATTTCTTTTCTGTGGTAGAAGTCCCATCGTTCTGGTGCATTTTCTATGAAGTCATGCCCGACATGCGGATCAAAACTAACAGCAAGAGCATCAGTGAGAATTCCAGGTAAAGCACCCCTTGATTTACTGCCCTTCCCGTCAATGACGCTAATAGATTCCATAATGGCATTGTAGATGGCCTTATCTTTACAAAAGGTCTCAGTTTGGTCTAGTAACCATTCAGAAGTATCCTCTGTTGGTTTTAAACTCGACAGAAGTTCATCTGCAGCTTTATATTGATCTTCAGTAAAAGATCCACTATTATTTATTTCGATCTTTAATGCATCAATCGTTGGACATGCATTATACTTTTCAAAATGTTTATAAATTGATTCGTAGATAGAACGATCAATATAATCTTGGAAGTACTCTTTCTTTATAAATGGTAGAACTTTTCTAACATATTCCTCATTGTGTATCAGATTCGTCAGAATTGTCTGCTCGATCAATTTCCGTTCCTCCATACCGATATTTGTCATTACAAAGTTGTTCGATTTCTTCCATCACTTTAGGTGTGAAGTACTTATCAGGATCCTTATAGATTGCTTTAGGATAAACCTTCTGATCATTCTCAGTTACAACTCTGTTAGCTGAGTTTGTCCACACACCAGATTCAAGTGCAAGATCAACTAATCCATAATATCGATCAAGACCAGTATCATAGTTAAGCAAGCATTCAACTTCTTTGTTCTCCTTACTTAACCTTGACTTGAACATCTTTACCTTGATAATGTTACCAACGACATCTTTACCATCTCGTTCTTTCTTCTTACCAAGATATGCAATAGTAGAAGCAGCATACTTTAATCCACTACCACCACCCATTTCCTTCATTGGAATGTACGAACCAATAACTTCATACACATGATTAGTTACCAGCATAGGTACTTTAATTTTAGCTAGCTTTAAAGTTAGCACTCTAAACGTACCCTTAATTAACTGAGACTTAGTCATGTCTCGGGTATCATTACCTGCTGCAGTATCAGCTAGCTCTTTCTCAGAAGACAGTAGACCCAAGGAATCAATAATTAACATCATTGGTGGTCTGTCTTTTTCAGGCGTCTGTTCATAATTTTCAATAACTTTTAATGCATGAGTTCTAAACTTCTGAATAGAGTCAGGCTCAGCAATAATTACTCGACTTGTATCAATACCTCTAGCTTCCATCATATCCTTTGTTATTGCAGCTTCAGTATCATAATAGACAACACCAGCATTTGGATTATCTTTTAAGAACTGAGTAGCAACACCAAGTACAAAGAACGTCTTGCCAGTAGCAGACTCACCAGCAAACGCTGTTACTTTGTTATTAGGAACACCACCATAGACACTGCCGGATAGAACAGCATTAAGTACATAGCTACCAGTATCGATTGTACCACTATATTCACCCGAGCTGAGACCATCGGCGGCAATTGAGGTATCTTCATCCTTAATATCCTCAGCTAGATTACGAAAGAAATTACTCATGTATTATAAATCTCCGTAAGTTTATCTCTAAATTCTTCAACTTTATCATTTCGATTAGGCCAATAGATATACTCCTTACTTGGGTTCTTCTGCAAGTTGTTGAGTAGTGGCATAATCATATTGTATAGTGTATCACATTTCTCTTGCATAGACAACGCTGTTTCTGTTGCCTTCGTTGCTACTTCTTTCGTCTCTACGACAGTGTCAAGCTCATCAGCATCCATTGCTGTAAAGCCGAAATCAAAATCAAATCCTTTAGCGGCCATTAGAAAAAATCCTCCAGTGTTGCACCACCACGTTAGTTTCCATTGAATCTTCTCAGCAATTGTTCTCATAGGTTCTAAGAAACTTTTCTCAAATTGCATTTGATAATCTATATATGAATGCATGTCAAGTTGTCTCGGTAAACTATTAACAGCTGCTATGACGTTCTCTCTAGCTGGGTTGGGTAGTGTTAGATAGCAGAACTTAATTTTATCACCCTCGAATACGGGATTGTATTTTGAAAGCAAATCCTTCTCTACTAACATATGGTTAAAGACTAAAGCACCACGTACGTGAATAGGTGTACCTTTTCCATAAATTGTGCTCTCGCTTTTATATTTAGCCAAACCTCTTACTCCTCGAGGAAAGGCAACATCTTCAAAATCTAAGCTCTTAAACTCTTCACGGAAACTCTCAACAAATTCAACTAGAGCTTTCTCATCACTTTCCATTATTAGCTTAATAGCATCTTTCATCTTAGATCGAACAATAGCAGGAACAGATGACCTCTGTGTTTCCAGGCCCATAATTTTTAGAAATGGACTAGCATATCTTATACCTTCCATATCATGCACATGCAATGCGTATCGTTTCTTAGCAGTCCAAACACCTTTATCGGCGATGGCTTCTCGTTTCATTACCATCTTCTGTTCGTAAGCATTGACTGATCTAGCAAGTTTTTCAAAAGTCTTATCAATAAACGGTTCAAAACCCTCTCGAGCCGACTTATCAATCCAGTCGATAATATCACTCCGCTGAACGTCTCTTCCTTTGAATACTTTATCCACGAGTTTGTCAAGAGTGATATACATTGAGTCTGTGTCGACAGCAATAACGTAGTCCAAGTTTTCCGTTTCAAGTATTTTGTTAAGGTATTCATTTATATGTTTCTCCATCCATCTAATCGAAAGCTGACCAGACAGTGTAATAGATTCTGCATACTTAATATCAAACCATCTAAAGAATTCGTTACCAAGTGCACCATAAGCACTATTCAATTGAATCTTCTTAGCCATCTGCATATTATCTAACTTAGCAATATCAGCAGATCGATCATCTCCAGTCTCTTCAGCTTCTTGCTTAACCTTGAGCATCTTATCTTTATATACTACTCGGTCGTTGTACATCTTACTCATAAGCTCTGGCATAAAGCCTTTAAAGTCTCTTGTGTACATTGCACCAGATCCACAAATAGTAACATTGTGGTCCTTCATATATTTTTTAACTTGTGGTGTATCATATGCTCCTTTGATAATACTATTTACATTTAAATATTGACAAAGGTGGTTAGGAATATGACCCATGTAAGTATCTGGTCCAATGTTATACTGCATAATCAAATGTGGATACAGACTATTCAAGTCAAATGAAACCACCCACTTATGCATTCCAGTTTGAGGATCTTTTACATAAGCTCCTTCAACTTGTCGTTCCTTTGGTTTCTTAATAAACGGATCAATTGCTACACCCTTAGCATGCAAATGGTTATGTATTAACATATCCCACATACGTACTGATGTTAGAGTATCAGAGAAATTAACTCTACCATCATAAGCAATAGCATATACAAGATCAAGCAAACCCATCTTTTCATCTAACTTATCAACAAGCTCAACGTCTCGAATATTATACTCGATGAACTTCTGATAATCATTCTTATACAATGACATTAGGCCATCGTGTTCACTGTAATCTAATTTCTTCTCACCCAGCTCAACAGCTGATATGTTATCCAACGAATAACTTTCTTGTTGTGTGTATGTAAACTTTCTATACAGGGCAAGATAGTCAAGAATATTTACACCAATAATCTCCGGACGTTCTATTGGATTATTATCAGCATTACGGCCGACCTTTTTAATTCCTATATGACCATGTGGACTCAGATCCTCACAGCGTTCAAAACCTAATACATTTTTAATTCTAAACAACAGATATGGAATATCAAAGAATTCTACGTTCCATCCAGTTACAACATCAGGATCATAATTTCTAAAGATTTTAATAAATTTATCTAGCAGATCAGATTCATCTTTACAACGAACATATTTTATATCTTCACGATCTGTTACAAATTTATCACAACCAAAAACAATAATTAGATCCTTAACTTTCATCGTGATTGCTGTAACTGGTTTAGTAGCATCCTCAATAACAGGAAACCCTTCATCAGCTGCAACCTCAATATCAATATTAGCAACTACAATTTTATCAGCATCATAATTAACTTCTTCAGAATATTCATCATTAAGGAACACATAGTTCCAGTTTTCAGAACCATACCAAGTTCTGAATCTAAGAATTTCCTTATCGTTCTTTTGTTGCTTTTTAAACTGAGGAATTGATTTGAAATCTACACGTTGTAGTGGTTTACCATCAAAAGATGTAAAATTGCTTTCTGACAGATTACCATTTACATGACTTGCATCTTTCTCTTCAAGAAACATATATGGTCTAATCTTCTCTTTGACATGATGTTTAACACCATCCTCATAATAAGAATAGTAGATCAGATCAGACTTGGCATCAGTAGAAAAAATGGAATGAAGCCTAGGATCCATCGTCATGAGTTTGTTCCCATGATACGTGAGTCCATGGAACGTGAAAGCGCCTGTATAGAATTTAGTCATAGTAGTATCTTATCAGATATCCTCTACTAAGTCAACATTAAACGAGGTGTGGGTTCTTGATAACATACAACCCGGGCATCTTTTGTATAGTACAGCCATTTATACGTACGAGTTTCAACTTTTGTTGTTTTGTATCTGCCATCATCATTTAATTGTTCTGTTTGAATTTGTACTGAAAAACCAGACGAATCCTGCAGTGGTATCATAAGGGCAGAATATTTAGTATGCCGGGTAGAGAGTGGAACCGACATCTCTCATCCTATTTACTAAGCGTTTTGCTCTTTTACCTACTTGACGATACCAATTACTGTCAACCATTTCATCTGCAGCAGTATTCCAATCACGATTATCAACACCACGTTTCATTCCGACAAATTTCGAAAGTCGAGGTCGACCTAGGTTAAACATCATGTTTGCAATTATTTGTTGAGCTTCTTCTGGCAGATCCTCAAAGTCTGGGTAAAGGATGTTGCAGTCTGACAAGACTCCTTCGAGATCCGATTCGAAGGCTTCAACGACTCTTTCTGCTGAAACTGGCTCGCCTTCATCTCCTGGGTACTCGGGGTCTCCTTCAATAACGAGATGACCAATACCAAAAGTAGGATACCCGAGATGATCAAGATAGACTTTATATACAACTCCTTCATCAATTTCTAACTGCTCTCTAAGTTTATCAATGTTCATTTTGCCTTTCTCCATTTTTTTTGTGCCGAATGTTGTCCTTCTTGGAAATCATATCATTTGGCACGTTATTATCAATCAGTTTCTGCCTGGATAAATTTATCTCATCTCTTAACTTATGCATGTAAAATTTTAAACCTTCATTATCTTTACCACCTAATTTACCCCAGGCACCTGTTGTATTATTAGGATTTACTGAACGACTATATACCTCTGCTTCTTTTCTTGTCCAATGATCATTATACCACTGACCATTCTTATCAAACTTGTAACCGTATTTAGTAGGGAAACTATCAAACACACTTCTAACATGATTTGATTTATTACTAGAGTCTCTTAAACCTAAAGGTCTAGCAATCCAATTAGACAATTTGTATTTATTATTTTGCAAGTCTTTAATCCAACTAGCGACTGTGTCTTTTGTGTCTTCAGGCAGACCTATTATAAACATAGAGAAAGTAAACACATCGTCTCCCCATACCTCATAACATTGTTCCAGTGCATCTCTCACCTGTTCGTTTGAAAAACCTTTACCAATAATTTTACCAGATGGATGATGTAAAGTTTCTAACCCAAACTGAACATTCTTTAATCCCATATCCTTTAAAATTTTAATTTGTTCCGGATATCTTGCTAACAATTCTAATCGAAGATAGGCAGTAAATTCTATTTCTATATTTGTTTTTTTAATTGCATCGTGTATAGCTTGTACTTTTTCTGTAGTCTCATTAAACGTATCACACAAAAAATGATACTTTGTAATTTTCCATTTGTGATAATTATGACCTATTTCAAATGATATTTTTTCTGGGTCTCTAATATATTGATCTGTTGCTTTACGTCCCAGCAATTCAAACGAACAGAACTTACATTTAAATCTACAACCTCTGCTCATTTCAATCGGTAAGACAGATCCATCTAATATATGATCTTCACCACTAAATAATGTTTTATTCTTGTGTAATGAATGTGTTGCATCCTTTAATGGACTTGTTGCAAAGTTACCTTGCCATTTATCACTTTTAATTAGATCATCAATTATTGTTTCAGGATGCCCATGAATATGTAGATCATTAAACTGATTTCTTTTCCACACATCAGTAAATATACCATATCCTCCAGATATTATCCTTGCATCTGGATGGTCAGTTTTTAATTTTTTAAGGAAAAATAGTGCGTCTTCACTTAAAGATTTGTATTTTGTTTTTTCGTCTAATAGATGATATGATAAAAATGTTGTACTAAAACCAAACACCTTTACATTTTTAAACTCATTAGTATTAAGATAAGCTAATAGCTCACCCCAATGAATAATATAATTATCAACAAAGAAGTGATGAAAATAATCTATGACCTTTACGTTATAATTTAACTCTTTAAGATAAGTTCTTAATACGTAAGCTCCTGAGTATCTAAATCTTTCATCAGCAACATTATTAAAAAGTACAATATCATACATATGAAAAAGGGGTTGCCGAAGCAACCCCTTCCCTGTTACTCTTGTAGAAGTTCCGCATTGTCGTCAGTCACTTTAACTCTTTCATTTCCAAGCACAATTTTACGTGGCTTTTTTTCTT